AAGTCGTCACTAATGATGGCGTCTCTACTGTATACCTGCACGGTAACAAGATCGCTCTAGTTGATGACACCTCGCTCACAATCTTTGATGGCGGTTGGCAATCCAACACCACCAAATCACGCCTCAATGCATTATGCTCTGAGTTCTGCATTGCTGGTGAGGGTGTATTCCAGAAAGACTTTCTGTGGTATGTTCGCAAGTTCGTGAGCAAGTCACCTGTCACTGGTAGGGTGTACAATGTAGAGAATTTCTACTCTGGTTACGTGTTCGCATGATATAATTAATGGGGGAGCACCAACGCTCCCCTTTTCTAATATACACTTAACCCCACAATAATGAAGTACGTTCCCACTCACACGAACGATCATCTTTTGCCGTGGTTTATTTGGATCTTGACAAAAAAGGTGCTTAAGCATTATAATTAGTAGTGCATATTCACCCTGGGGGCAGTCATGAATAACGAAGAGATTCTTGCTGAAATGTATGATCAGGACGATGACGAATTGTTCTTTGATGATAGCACCCCAGGCATTGTTGAAGTAGATTACACTACCCAATCTTAGCACCTAAGTAACACAAACCAGTCAGCCGCCCGACCAGTTGACAAGGTGGCACACTATCGGTCGCGATCGTCGCTGACCTGTGCTTATAATAGGTGCATGACAAACAAAGCACTTCTCTCCAACCCTCAGACCCTGCAGGACCTGCAGGACTTCATGTTCGATACCATGATGCCCGCAGAAATGTGTGTTGATTGGTTCTGCGATCGATTCAATGTTTCTGCTGATGATGATGTCATCGATTTTGTTGTTGATGCTCACTTCGGAATGTTTGCTGATCAGTGATGAACTACTCTGAAATTCTTAAAATCTGGAATGGCGAAACGCCTGACGATTTCGCCATCTTCGGTGAAATGTACTATCAACTATTTGGTGGGGAAGAGGATATCCCCTACGAAACAATGTCCACCCGTTCATCATTTTTCCCCTATGATTGAAGAGACTAAGTTCAACATCTACGGTGAAATGTTTCACTCTAATGGTTTCTCTCGAATGGACATTCTGAGTTACATTGCACCCACACAAGAAGAGGCGATTGCTAACTGTAAGCGCAACAATCCTGGGTTTCATGTTATGTCATGCTGGGTTGATGATAGTAAACCTGAGGTAGTGAGAATGCAGTCCCTTATCTAACACTAACTGTGCCGCCCTTAAATGTTACTCAGGGCGGCTGACCAAGGTCAGTTGGCAAAGTGGCACAGCAGAGGCAGCATTCCGTCCGACCCTGTGTCTATAATAAGATTAGTTCACACAACACATATGAGCACCCCACATCATGAAGACATGCTGTTGTCATTTTTCGATGAAGAGATGGCATCAATGAAACAATCAGGAATGGCGTCACTCATGACAGACGCCGCCCTCATTGAACACTGTGAGTTTATCGCTCGTCAACGGTTTGAAGACCAGTTGTGGTAGTGGCACACATGGGGTCGCATCGGTCACCCCATCCATTATAATAAAGACATCAACAACACAGGACACATGATCCGACTCGAAATCACAATGGGACGCAACATTCCCAACGCAGGCAAAGTCAGCGACGGAATGATGGACGAGTTCATCCGTACTAGCATCATGCCACGGTTTGAATTCGGTACTTTCATCGATGGCGTCGGTTTCTGGAAAGGCGAGATGGAAGAGACCAAGATCTTCTACATTGAGATGCCTGAGTCTCAGGTTGCTGAGATGATGCCGCTGTTCGTAGATGTTGCGAATGATTACAAACGCGCCTTCCGTCAGGAGGCAGTGCTAATCTCTGAACTGCAAACCGAAACGGCATTCGTCTGATGACGCCGAAGCAACTGCTGAAACTTGCCAAGGTGCGGGGCTGGGTCCTGCACCGTAACGGGTCAAAGCACATGGTCTTTCGCCACCCGTCAGGGCAGCAAATAACCATACCATATCGACCCCGCCCGTTCGTGGCAAACAACATCGCCAAACAACTCAACAAAGCAGCATGAACGACATCAAACGACCAACCGAAGGACAGCGCCTCTTCGCTGTGCAACCTGCATCATGGGACAAACTTGACGGGCACGGTTGCGAGTATGCCACCAACATGAACGCCGCCTATCGTCTCGCCGCTGAACTAGGGGAAGACGCCATGATCTGGAAGATAGGCACACAGGCAGCAATGCGCTGGGTGAGGGTGACACCTGACGAAGCGGTCTACCCCGTGACCAACTGACGGCAGCGCCCCCTATAATAAAGACATGAACAACAGACGACTCATGAAACCATCCGACTTCCCAATGGCACGGTCTCTCTTCGATGATGACGGCATCTATGCCAGCAACGACTATCTCAAAGGCATCGCCCTGCAAGTGCTCGAACAGGAGAAGCGAGAGCGTGAATGCCGCCGCGCCACCCGTTACGATAACTGGGGCGTCTGGAACATCTCCGACCGCGACTGAATCCATGATTGACATTTCCTGCACCTCTCCCACCATCTCCCGCAGCGTGTGGACGCTGAGAGTTAACCCGTTCACGGGCACCTGTAAGGTTCGCTGGTTCAAGACGCCATCGGCAGAGTACACCTTCAAGACCCGCAAGCGTGACATCGTAGCACTGATGATCGCAGGCGACAGGTCATTGGGACAGTGGGTGAACTGCCACATGCGTGGTGGCACTGCTGCTCTGCCCTCCTATAATTAATACATACACAACACAGGACACCATGAGCGACACTACCTACAACGGTTGGGCAAACTACGAAACTTGGAACGCATCCCTCTGGATCGGCAACGATGAGTTTCTCTACAACACCGCTAAGGCGTGCGTCACCTACCGCGAGGGTCTGGAGACACCATGGCAGAAATTCGTAAGGTGCATGACTGATGGGCAGATCGGTCGGTTGCTCTGCAAGACAGGCGACGGCGTGCGTTGGGATGACCCAGCAATTGATGAAGATGAGATGAACGAAATGATGTGGGAACTGTGATACATTAGTGGCATTATCCTAGCGCCTACATCACTACCTAAGTCGTAGAATACTGGCGAGCTAGGTATATAAGACCACTATCTAAAATAACACTGAGGGGCAGTTAATTTGCCCCTTTTGTTATATGTAAGGTGCGCCAAGCGAAAAAAGCGGGTCCTTCCTAACCTACAAACGTTTCCCAGACGGGTCGTTTTTGTGTGCTATAATATTCTCAAAAATAAAAAATTCCGCCATGAAAATTCTCCCCACAAAGTTTGCACGGTATTCAGTGTCTGATACTGGAAAAGTTTTCAAAGATGGCAAAGAATTAAAAAGTCATGCTAGGGGTGTCACCACCAAGAATGGCACACGGTATCAGGCAGTCAACATATCAATCTATGATGACAACGGAAAATTTGCGAAACAAATAAAGTATTATGTGCATCGCCTAGTTGCCGAAGCATTCATAGAAAATCCAAATAATGCATCAGAGGTTGATCATATAGATTGCAACAAAGAAAATAATCATGTAGATAATCTGAGATGGGTTACGAGAGGAGAAAACATGTCTCGGAACGCTCTGCCAGAAGGTACGATCATAGAAAAAGGAGCAAAGGTAAAAGGACGCAATCCGTCAAAGTATATCAAGAAGGATGGGGAATGGACTTTACTTCCAAGTGAAAGACCACCATGGAACAAAGGATTGAAAGGAAGTTCTTGGAATACAGGAATGAAGCTTGGAGTACCTGATGGATCAATTACAAAAACAGCAAATGGTTACTACAGAATTAAAAAGAATGGTAAATGGCAACATTTACGCCAGAAAGACTATGCCAAATATGGAATCAACCCATAAATATATTTGGAAATGGTTTTTTTAAAACCATGAAATCCAAAAAAATTTCCCAGCAAAAAATTCGCCCAAAAAGTCGTTATGGATTCTGAAATTACATATGCATTGAGAAAGATCAATGAGCGTATTGACGCCCTTGAGAAAAAATTCCAGGAACTGGAAATGGACCTGAGATTCAGCAAGGACCCTGCAAACGATCCACTGAGTGATCTTCCAGGGAGAGGAAAAGCAACCACATTTGGAAAGATGATGGGACTATGACCAAAAACAACTTCTACGAAGAGATACTGAATAACTTCGATGCATTCTGCGATCAATTTGAAGCAGCAGCATCAGCACGATTCACAGGACAAGATAATGACTCAAGAAACCCAATTGACGATGCACGAGTGCAAAGAGCTACTCCTAAAGCTGCACGAGAAATTAGAGAGACTGGAATTGAGGGTGAAGGCTTTAGAAAACCCCCAGTTGATGTACAAGCCGCCCCACTCCCAGAGTTACATGAAGATCTCTGAAGCATTGGATGATCTATATGAGAAAATCCGAATGATGGGTAAGTATGTCAACTGATTCACCTGTTGCTGGTATAGATTTCCCCCTAGAGGGTACGATCGTTACTGGAGCTGCTTTAGACTCTCTATCAACTAGAAATGAGATCAGCGCCCAGTATCCACCGTACCCGATTTTAGGTGCTGCGAACTATCCAACAGAATTGAAGACATTACGAACAGGTGCTACGAAGGAAGCGCCAACAGGTGTGCCGATGCTTATTGTCGATCCTGACAGACCACCGCTACCTGCTCCAGGAACATGGCCAAACATACTGCCACCTGTCCCACCACCGTTGGAGCGTCTCAACATTCTTGGGAAGGTCAACACCACTGTCTTCTTTGAAGGCAAGCGAGTCGTTGTCAGTGGTGATACAGTCAATGCTCCGAGTGGCACACCTAAACTTAGGGACTTGACAGGACTCACTCCTTATCCTACAATACTAATTGGTACACAAACATAACTATGGCTCGAGCAAAAGTTGGATTGTCTGGCGGACCTACCATTGAGTCCAGACCCAAAAAAACTCGCCAGGGGGCGGGGCAGCACACAAAGTATTCTGCCAGTTCTCGCAACGGCAAGCGTAAGCGTTATCGCGGTCAGGGCAAATGAATCTGATTTGCAATTTGCCTGCTGAGACTGTATGGGTTCGTAAAGAATATCTTCGCGACCATCAGGATGGGCATGGTGAGTTCGTTAGAGGCGTCTGGGTATCTGCAAAGTCGATACCTGGGCGTGCTTTTTATTTTGAGACTTACCTACCCGAGTATGGTGCTTTGTATGATAAGTTGCCGATAAGCGCGTTCCTCCGAACGCCGAAAACTCCGAATGTAGATATGGATTTACCCAATTTACAATTCTGGAACTGTATGGACTACGGTGTAGGATGCATCAATAAAGGTTTTATTAGTTCTATGGATATTGAAGTGAGAACTAGGGACCATGGTTTGATGCGCGGTAAGTATTTGTTTACATTAGATAACTATCATGCGAACATTGATGTTATAGATAATAATGTGAGTGAAGTGCCCGCCGAGCACAAGTCACATAATTGCATTGCATTAGAGAATGGTCAGTTTGCTTTGTATCCTAATAACAGGATGCGTGTATACGATCTCTCTATCACACCTGAGACGCCCCTGACGCCCGACTTCAAGGTATCGACTATAGAATACCAAGTAGAGAACGGAACCGCCTGGGGACGCCTTGGAGACACCGACGAATATTTCTGGACCACATCAGCAGAACGGGATAGCAACCCCACTAAAAGTTCTGATCCACAACTACTAACGGAGGAGAACAAATGATGGGACATCCACAACACCTAGACGGATCTGTCGATAAAGGTGATGAGTTTATTCGTAGCGGCATGACACTGATCAGTGAATATGACAGTGAAAAGTATCTTAAGAAAGCTGCAGAACAGAAGCGTCGTAAGGATGCTATGAACGATTTTGTTGAGCGTTGGACCGACTGACTAAATAAGTAGTAATCTTCTACTTATGTTGTGGCAAAAGCTCTGACACAATCCTTCAAGGATTTGAATCTTAGTTTTAAGAAGCATCCAGTTACTGACGATCTGGTTGTTACTAAGGATGCTGCCGCAATTAAACAAGCGATCACGACATTACTATTAACTGATAGAGGAGAGAGACCCTTCCAACCCAATATTGGGAGTGGTCTTCGCTCCTTTTTATTTGAGCCATTAGATTTTGCTACTGCAGCACTTATTAGTTCATCGATCCGTGAGACATTAAAAACATTTGAACCTAGAATTGAGATTGTGCAAATAAACACAGAACCTGATTATAGTTACAATGGTTTTAATGTAGAGTTGTCATTTGAGGTTGTTGGTACAGAGATTGCACCAGTTGCTGTAGAGTTCTTCCTGACCCGCACAAGATAAATGCCATACACTCAGCTCAATAATCTAGATTTTTCTGAGATTAAAACTGCGCTAAAGGAATACATGAGAGCGCAGTCTGATTTCACAGACTATGACTTTGATGGTTCTGTGCTCAGTCAACTATTGGATGTGTTAGCGTATAACACATATTACACCGCGTTCAATACGAACATGGTGGTAAACGAGATGTTTCTCGATAGTGCAACACTGAGAGACAATGTTGTTACACTAGCGAAACAGTTAGGATACACACCGAAGTCAATTACTGCTCCGAAAACAGTATTGTCATTTAATGTCAACATTCCTAACAACGCACCAGGGTTTATCACTCTGAAGAAGGGAACTGGTTTCATCACTAACTATGATGACAGTGTATATCAGTATATTGTAGTCGAAGATACAAGGGCGGAAGTTGCAAACGGTGTCGCTACATTTACAGAAGTAGAATTAGTAGAAGGAACTCAGATTACGTCAAGAACTCCAGTCAATACAGTATCTGAGTCTCAAAAGTTTTTAATTGAGAATCCTAGTGCAGACTTGAATACATTGAAGGTGAATGTGTTTCAGTCTGAAACTAGTACGATCAATGATGCGTACAAGCGTGTTGACAACATCCTAGATCCTAGTATTGATAAGGATGCTAAGGTATTCTTTGTCAATGAAATTGAAGATGAGAGATATCAGATCATCTTTGGTGATGGTGTACTAGGTCGTAAGTTAGAAGACGGCGAAGTTGTTGAGATGAGTTATGTAAGGACCAATGGAAAAGAATCTAATGGTGCGCGTACATTCTCTTTTGCAGGTGTCTTCCTAGATGATGTAGGTGTTCTTTCTGTTCCTTACAATGTGACTGGTATTACTACAGTCTCGAAGGCGTCTGGTGGTGAAGATATTGAGAGCATCAACAAAATCAAGTATCTTGCACCAAAATACTTTGCATCTCAAAACAGAGCAGTCACAGGTAGTGACTATGAGGTAATCGCTCGTAATGTATATCCAGCGATTAGTGACATCATTGTATTTGGTGGAGAGGATCAAGTTCCCCCTGCCTATGGTAAGGTCTTCATTGCCATCAAACCATCTGATGCATCATTCTTATCACAATTCACAAAGAGACAGATTGAGGCGGATCTGAAGCAATACTCAGTAGGTTCTGTAAGACCTGTACTGGTTGACCCATCTATTCTATATGTGGAGTTGTCTTCTAAGATCTATTACGATGGAACAAAGACAAATCTACTACCAAGAGATGTTGCTTCTAAAGTCAGCAGTGCAATTACAGAGTATCTAAAGACTTCTGATACCGAGAAGTTCAATGGTAAGTTCAGATATTCCAAATTCATTGGTGTCATTGATGATGCTGACAGAGCAATCAACTCAAACTTGACAGAAGTAACCTTGAGAAAGGACTTCTATGCACAACTCAATGCTACATCATACTACGAAATCTGTTACCAGAATGAATTCCTAAAGGATTGTGACGATCCAGTTGTAACATCCAGTGGTTTTGTAACCCTTGAGTATCCAAACTATACCGTGTATCTGGAGGATAGATCTGGCAAAATTGTCCTATATAGACTAGATGCACTGACTGGTGAAAAAATTGTCTTGAACGACTCTCTGGGTGACATTGATTATGCTAAAGGTGAGATCAAAATGTATGATCTAACTATCATCCAAGGAAGTTTTTCAGACAATCGCATTGAGTTGCGTGTGAAACCAGCGTCAGATGATGTTTCTGTACTTAGAGAAGCATATCTGGATGTTGATGTTGCAAAGAGTAAATTCGTCGCATATAAAGAGTAGTAGATGCCTAAGACTGCTAATAAGATCTCTCTTTTAATTGAAGATCAACTTCCAGCATTTATCAGCGATGAGTACGAACTTTTTGGTAAGTTCGTACAGAAGTATTATGAGCAGCTTGAATTACAAGGGCAACCATTAGATATTGCAAATAATATTGCGACATATCGTAATATTGATTTTTATGAGAAGAAAATTCTGCAGCAAGAGACTAAACTTGCAGAATTTGCACAAGACACTGATACTACAATTACTGTAGTAGATGCTACTGCATTTCCTGAGTCAGGATACTTGGCAGTAAACGAAGAAATTTGTTTTTACAAAGAAAGAACTGATACACAGTTTCTCCATGTAAGTAGAGGTGTGAGTGGTAACACTACACTAGGAGACTTGTATAATGAGTCTACATTTGTAACTACACAAGCAGCAGACCATCCAAATGGTTCTACTGTACAAAATATTAGTAATCTGTTCCTCTTTGCTCTCGTGAAGAGTTTCGAGGCACAATACTTACCAGACTTTCCTGTATCATTTTTAAATGAGAATGTTGATCAGAGAACACTGATCAAGAACATTGGTGATTTTTACAAATCCAAAGGAACAAAGAACTCTATCAAGTTTTTGTTCAAATGTCTAGTTCCTAATGATCAGAACCCTGAGGTACTATATCCTAGAGATTATACACTCAAGTCATCTGAGTCTACATGGACCAATAACTATTCTCTAAAAGTAAAAATCATTTCTGGTTCTCCAGAGTCATTTATTGGAAAACAAATTGTCCAAAACCTAGATGGTAACTACGCTTCTGCTACCATCGACAATGTACTGTTCTCTGGTACATATGACGGTATTGATCTATACGAATTCATCTTGGCAGAAGAAACTGTCAACGGTGACTTTGCAATTTCATCTAAAACAAAACTAACAGAAGACATTGACATCAACAGCACAGTTGTTGATGTGTTTTCTACTATGGGATGGGGTGAGACTGGTAAGTTCTATATTGAGAACGAAGTCTTCACATTTGAAACTAAAAATGTCAATCAATTTACCATCAAGACCAGATCTGGAAGTTCTTCTTACACTGCGGGCAGTCTTGTATACGACGCTGCTGAAGTCAATGTAGGTGCAGACTCAATTCTGATCTTAGGTGTCTTATATTCAGTCGAATCTGAGACTAAAGAACCATATGCAGTTGCTGGTGAAAAATTAGAGATTTCTAAACCAGGATTTGAGACAACAAATCAAAAGATCGTTGACTCACAGAACAATATTAGATGGAGTCTATCAACTGGTAAAGTATCTGGTCTACCACAACTAAACTCTGGTGTATCTGCAATCTTTGAGGATGATACAGATTATTATATTGCATCTTCTGGATTCCCCGATCATCCATTCACATTAAATGTTCCTGTCAAGGATCAGCGTCAATTAAGAATTTTACCGAAGCAACCTACAAGCACCACAG